GCTTCGATCGTTACCTGAACCAACGATTCTACACATCTACGGAGTGGAAGAAGGTCAGGAACTTTGTTCTGGCTCGAGATGAAGCCTGTGACCTCGGGATCGAGGGACTTGACATCAGATACATGCCGCTAATCCACCACATGAATCCGATTCAGCCCAAAGATCTCGAGGAATTCAATCCAGACATCCTCGAGCCAGAGTTTCTCATCACAACGACCAAGAATACCCACAACGCGATACACTTCGGAGACCGATCGAGGTTGACACCACGAGTTGTTGAGCGTCGACCGAATGATCAAGCTCCCTGGAGGATCTAATGGGAACCATTCTTGAAGATACTAAGAAGGCAATCGGCATCATGCCGGGATATGACGCCTTCGATGACCAGATCCTGATGCATATCAACACTGCACGGATGGATCTCGCACAATTGGGGCCAAAATGCGATACCCCGATTGAGAAAGATACCGCTTGGACCGTCTTTGATTCGATTGACGACGAAGCGGCAATCAAGTCTTACATCGCCATGAAGGTTAAGCTGTTCTTCGATCCACCGGGGAACTCCTTCTTGGTTCAGGCTTACCAGAAGCTGATCGAGGAGGCAGCATGGCGACTGATCTACCAGACCGAGGGGAAGCAGAGGTAGAAGACCTCGTCCACCACGGTGTAAAGGGCCAGAAATGGGGCGTCATCCGCAAGAAGGCTAGCGCTGGTCGGAAGGCCACCATCAAGGCTATCCAGAAGAGCGGGCGATTCACCGCCAACGCCACCAAGACGACTATCAAGACCGCCCGAACTGGAGCGGCTAAGGTTCAGAAGGCTAAGCAGGCACATGACCAGCGAGTTGCCGGAAAGAAGCAGGCAAAGGTCGAGGCCAAGGCCCGAAAGAAGTTCGCAAACCGCGGATACAAGAAGATCAGCGACACTGAACTCCAGTCTCGAATTAAGCGGCTGGAGCAAGAGAAACGCTATCGGGAGCTCAAGGCCGATCGCCACCTGGTTCGAGGTCGTGAAGTCACTCGATCGATCCTCGAGAACTCTCTGACTAAGGCTGGAACGTACGCCGCAACCAAGGCTATGAAGACGGCTTTCGATAAGTCGTTCGATCCCGGTAAGACCGGAAAGTCAGCCGGAGAGACGCTCAAGAAAGCGGCAGAAAAGGCTAAGGAAGCAGCAGAGGCTGCGTCAGTTGTCGCGGAAGAGGCCAAGGTGGAGTATCGGTCGACTGGCGGACCTACTAAGGCCAAGGGTCCGGCTCTTCCAAAGAGTAAGACTCCGAAGCAGATCGAGAAGCCGAAGTCGTACAAGCAGACTAAGCCCTCCCCCAAGAAGAAGCGCTACCCTCGCAACCCTGGGAGCACAGCTAAGTAATGCTCTCGAACACCGCAGTACCAAAATACTACGGGCAGTTTCGAGACGCAGTCGTCCGAGGCGAGATTCCGGTATGCGAAGAAATCTCATGTGAGATGAATCGCATCGACGCCCTTATCGCAAACCCGGAATACTACTACGACGACAAAGCTGTAGAGGGCTTTATCGCTTACTGCGAGAACGAGCTAACACTGTCCGACGGAGCCGACCTCCATTTGCTCGACAGCTTCAAGCTCTGGGCCGAACAGCTCCTTGGCTGGTACTACTTCGAGGATCGCCAGGTCTTCGTCCCGTATGAGGACGGAGTAGGCGGTCGATACGAGACCAAAACAGTAAAGAAGCGCCTAACAATCAAGCAGTATCTGATCGTTGCTCGTGGAGCAGCGAAGTCGATGTACATGTCACTCATCCAGAATTACTTCATGGTGATTGACACTACAACGACGCATCAGATCGCTACGGCTCCGACCATGAAGCAGGCTGAAGAGGTGATGGGTCCATTTAGGACCGCCATTACTCGAGCCCGAGGTCCGCTGTATAAGTTCCTGACTGAGGGATCCATTCAAAATACAACCGGTGCGAGGGCTAACCGCCAGAAGCTGGTTGCTACGAAGAAAGGTGTGGAGAACTTCCTCACCGGATCCCTTCTCGAGGTCCGCCCCATGTCCATCGACAAGCTGCAGGGTCTTCGACCCAAGGTTTGTACAGTAGATGAGTGGCTTTCCGGCGACATCCGTGAGGACGTGGTCGGTGCTCTCGAACAGGGCGCCTCAAAGATCGACGATCCAGTCATTCTGGCCGTCTCTTCGGAAGGAACAATCCGCAATGCGGTGGGCGACACCATGAAGATGGAGTTGCTCAAAATCCTGAAGGGCGAATACATCGCCCCTCACATCTCAATCTTCTACTACCGCCTTGACGACATCAAGGAAGTAGCAGATCCTGCTATGTGGGTGAAAGCCCAGCCGAACATTGGCATCACTGTCTCTTATGATCGGTATCAGCAGGACGTAGAGCGAATGGAACAAGCCCCAGCTGCTCGAAACGACATCCTCGCCAAGAGGTTCGGGATCCCCATGGAGGGATATACGTACTTCTTCACCTACGAGGAGACAATCCCGCACAGGAAGAATACCTTCTGGAACATGCAGTGTGCTATGGGCGCCGACTTGTCCCAGGGCGATGACTTCTGTGCGTTCACCTTCCTATTCCCGCTGAGGAATCAGGCCTTTGGCGTAAAGACACTGGCATACATCTCCGAGCTGACGCTCATGAAGTTGCCTGGCGCTCTACGCCAGAAGTATGACGAGTTCATCCAAGAAGGAAGCCTCCGAGTCATGGAGGGTACCGTCCTGGACATGATGGAAGTCTATGAAGATTTAGACCAGTACATCGATGAACAGAAGTATGATGTCTCGGCGTTTGGGTTCGACCCGTACAACGCCAAGGAGTTCGTAACTAGGTGGGAGCAGGAGAACGGCCCGTACGGTATTGAAAAGGTAATCCAGGGCGCTAGAACTGAATCAGTCCCCCTCGGGGAGCTGAAGAAGCTGGCCTCGGAGCGCCTTCTCATCTTCGACCAGGAACTCATGTCTTTCACAATGGGGAACTGTGTCACCCTTGAGGATACCAACGGTAACCGGAAGCTACTGAAGAAACGCTCGGAAGAGAAGATCGACTCAGTGGCTGCTCTGATGGATGCCTTCGTGGCATACAAGATCAACAAGGAGGCATTCGAATGAGCGAGGAGGTGAAATGGGTCTTAGTGATCGACTAGCTCACGCATGGAATGCGTTTTCAAAATCCCCGGACAAGAAGAACTTCACACCGGAGTACGGTTCGTGGACATTCGGTAATCCAAACCTGAATTACCGACCTGTCGTCGGCGACCAGACAATCGTCACGAGCATCTACAACCAGATTGCTATTGATGTATCGAATGTTCCTATTCGACACGTCAAGACTGACGACAATGGCAACCTCAAGAGCTACTACCGTAGCTACCTTGATGACTGCCTGTCTCTGAGTGCCAACATCGACCAGACCGGTCAGGGGTTCTTCCAGGATTTGGTACTCACGCTCTTCGAAGAGGGTGCTGTAGCGATCGTTCCAGTAGATACAGATGTCAGTCCCGATCTGACTCAGGGCTATGACATCAAGTCTATGCGAGTCGGCACAATCCTGAACTGGTATCCTCGCCATGTTCGAGTTGAGGTCTACAATGACCAGACTGGACAGCGAGAACAGCTGACTCTCGAGAAGGAGTTCGTTGCTGTTGTACAGAACCCTCTGTACAGCGTAATGAATGCTCCGAACTCAACGCTGCAGCGACTGACGCAGAAGCTCCACCTGTTGGATGCCATCGACAAGCAGTCTGGATCCGGTAAGCTGGACATCATTATTCAGCTTCCGTACGTCGTCAAGACTGAGCTGAAGAAGCAGCAGGCTGAAGCCCGGCGAAAGGCTATTGAGGAACAGCTCGCTGGGTCGCAGTACGGTATCGCTTACACCGATGGTGCAGAGCGAATCACTCAGCTGAACCGACCTTCCGAGAATAACCTCATGAGTCAGATTCAGTGGCTCACCACCCAGCTGTACAATCAGCTTGGAATGACCGAGGACGTCTTCACCGGCAAGGCTGATGCTCGACAGATGCTGAACTACCAGAACCGAACAGTTCGTCCAGTTCTGAAGGCGATCACGGATGCCATCACCAGGACTTTCCTCACCAAGACTGCCCGAACGCAGCGTCAGCGGATCATGGCGATCGAGGATCCGTTCCTCAACGTCCCGCTGGAGGAGATGTCCAAGCTGGTCGACTCCGTCAAGCGTAACGAGATTGGTACCGCCAACGAGCTTCGACCGAAGTTCGGATGGGCCCAGTCCGAAGACGAGACGGCTAACCAGTTGGTGAACTCCAACATCAATCCGATGGGCGAGGAACAGCCGCCTGGCGAAGAGCCGGTCGACGAAGTCCCTGCATCGGAGGTACCAATTTCCGAACTGATGGAGAGTAGTCAAAATGGCAGTTAAGTGCGATTTCTCTGGCTACGCCACGAAGAACGATGTTCGGTGCTCGGATAACAAGGTAATCCGACACGGGGCTTTCGCGGCGTACGACGGGAAGACTGTACCTCTGGTCTGGCAGCACAAGCACGGTGACGTCGAGAACGTCCTCGGGCATGCCGACCTGGAGGTTCGTGAGGACGGCGTCTACGCCTACGCCCACCTCAACAACACCGATCGTGGCCGGACCGCTCGAGAGATGGTCAAGAACGGCGACATCAAGGCGATGAGTATCTACGCCACCCATGTTCGGGCTCGGGGCAACGACGTTGTCCACGGCGAGCTCGTCGAGGTGAGCCTGGTGCTCCGCGGCGCCAACCCGGGTGCCCTCATCGACCAGGTCTCCATCGAGCATGGCGACAACGGCGATGAGATCGAGGCTGTCATCTACACGGATGAGCAGCTGGACTTCGTTTCTCACGGCGATGACTTTGAGGACGAGGATGAGGACTTCGACGCGGAGGAGACGGATGACGTCGAGCACGCTGAGGAGGAGCCGGATGCCGATGAGGCTGAGGGCGACGAGGATGACCCGACACTCGGGGAGATCTTCGAAGGGATGACAGAGGAGCAGAAGACGGCGGTTTACGCCATCGTCGGACAGCTCGTCGATTCCGTAGATGAAGAGGCGGAGGAGTCTGAGACCGAAGAGGCCGAGGACACCGCCCATTCCGACACAACTGAGGATACTATGGCTCACAAGAACGTGTTTGAGGGCTCCGCTACCACCGAGGAGCTCCCCGTCCTGACTCACGCCCAGGTCGAGACCATCTTCGAGGATGCTCGCTCCAGCGGCTCCCTGAAGCAGGCAATCCTGGCCCACGCCGATGCTTACGGCATTAAGCAGATCGAGACCCTCTTCCCCGAGGCCAAGGATCTGTGGAACCAGCCGGAGTTCATCAAGCGCAAGACCGATTGGGTCAACTACGTCGTCGGCGCTGCTAAGCACTCGCCCTTCTCCCGTATTCGTACCCGCTTCGCCGACATCACTGCCGACGAGGCCCGTGCCCGGGGTTACATTAAGGGCAATAAGAAGGAAGACGAGGTCTTCACGTTGCTGCAGCGTGTCACCTCGCCGACCACCATCTATAAGAAGCAGAGGTTGGATAGGGATGACATTCTGGACATCACTGACTTTGATGTCGTCTCCTACATCCGCGGCGAGATGAAGATCATGCTTGAGGAGGAGCTCGGTCGGGCCGTCCTCATCGGTGATGGTCGCCAGGCTTCCTCCAAGGACAAGATCAAGGAGGACTGCATCCGCCCGATCTACAAGGAGGACAGCCTCTACGCTCCTCGCGTCGTCCTGGCCAAGGAGACCACCACCGAGGATGTCCTGGACTCCATTGTCCGCGCTATGGATGACTACGACGGCGCTGGCAACCCCACCTGGTTCGCCGAGCCCCACATGGTTACCGAGATCCTGCTGCTCAAGGACAAGATGGGTCACCGTCTGTTCCGCAGCGTCTCCGAGCTTGCTGACTACGTCGGTGTCTCGAAGATCGTCAAGGTTCCGTTGATGAAGGGCCTGCAGCGCGCCTCCACCAAGAACGGCACTGTCGACGCCCTCGGCATCATCGTCAACATGTCCGATTACACCATCGGTGCGGACAAGGGTGGTCAGCTCTTCGCGGCTGAGGACTTCGACATTAGCTTCAACCAGTACCACTACCTGCTGGAGACCCGCCTCTCCGGTGCGCTGACTCACCCGAAGTCGGCCATCATCGTTGAGCGGAAGACCGAGGCTGGTAACGTCGTCGCGGAGCCGTGATAGATGGCCAAATTCTTCGGTGAGATAGGGTTTGCTACACAGGTCCAGACCGAGCCGGGAATTTGGGAAGACAAAATTGTAGAGAAGCAGTACTATGGCGATGTGTTTCGTGAAGCACGCCGCTTTGGTAGCAGCGACGAGATTCTTGGAAGTATCAACCTCAGTAACCAGATCAGCATTATCGCTGACGGGTTCTTAACGGATAACATCCAGAATCTCAAGTACGTTCGCTGGATGGGGGGACTTTGGAAGATCTCTTATGTGGAGCTGAAGTTCCCCCGTCTGGTTCTCGAGTTGACGGGGGTGTATAATGGACCGACGGCTAGCTCTCCATGAGAAGCTGGTAGAGATCCTCGGGTCAGACCAGGTCTATTACCAACCACTCCCGTCGCTTAAGCTCTCGTATCCGTGTATCGTATACGAGCGGCATCCGGGTGATCCGATGTACGCGGACAACCTCAAGTATATCAAAGCAAACCGGTTCCAGGTTACTCTGATCGCCCGGCATCCCGAGGACCCGACACGAACGAAGATCGAGGACCTTTTGTTCAGCCGCCATGAGTCTCGACTCGTAGCGGACAACCTCTATCACGACATCTTCGACGTCTACTATTAGGAGTTAACATGGCTGCACTTGTCTGGGACAAGACTGGTGAGCGCCGTATTGAGACTGGTGTTGACCACTGCGCACTGTATGTGTACGACCCTGCTCAGAAGACCTACGGCAAGGGTGTCGCTTGGAATGGTATCACCGCCATCTCTGAGAAGCCCGAGGGCGCTGAGGCTACTGACCTCTACGCCGACAACATTCTGTACCTCTCGATGCTCTCGGCTGAGAAGCTGAAGGCCACCATTGAGGCCTACACCTACCCCGACGAGTTCGAGCAGTGCGACGGTTCCGCCACGCTGACGAAGGGTGTCAAGATCGGTCAGCAGGACCGACTGGCTTTCGGTCTCGTCTACCGCACCAAGATCGGTGACGACGTGGCTGGTCAGGACAAGGGCTACAAGCTCCACGTTCTGTACGGCTGCAAGGCTTCTCCTTCCGAGAAGGGCTACAAGACCGTCAACGACTCTCCCGAGGCGATCTCCTTCTCCTGGGAGCTGTCCACCACGCCAGTCAACGTGTCTGGCGCCAAGCCCACCTCGCTGCTGACCATCTCGTCTCTGGACGTCGACACCACCAAGCTGAAGGCCCTCGAGGCCAAGCTGTTCGGTTCCGACGCCGGTCAGGGTGGCGCTCAGGCCACCGAGCCTAAGCTTCTCCTGCCTGACGAGATCAAGGCACACTTCGCAGGCTGATATACCACACCGGGGGCTCAGAGACCTAGACTCCTGGGCCCTCGGTGCCTGCAATGCTTATAGTTTCTATCCCGGATCTCGACGGGTTCGACGAGGAGACAGGCACCTTTGTCTCCATGCCTGGCGGAATCCTGCACCTGGAGCACAACCTGGTCGCGCTGTCAAAATGGGAGTCAATTACTCATAAACACCTCATTGGTAACGACAAAGTTACCCCTGATGAGATGGCCCTCTACATCAAGTGTATGATCACAGATGAAGAGTATGACCCGTCGCTCCTGGATAGGATCCCCCCATCTGAGGTTGATCGTATCAGTGCCTATATGGCCGACACGATGACCGCAACTACCATCCGTGAGACGGGTGGTGAATCTGGATCGGGCGAGTACACATCCTCCGAGTTGATTTATTACTGGATGATCGCTTGTCAGATCCCATTCGAGTGTGAGACCTGGCACATCAACCGACTACTCACACTAATTCGGGTATGTAACCAAAAGAACCAGCCCGATAAGAAGATGTCCCAGTCCGAGATTATGGAACGGAACCGGGAACTCAACAGATCCAGGCGAGCAAAGCTTGGTTCGAAGGGATAACAATGATCAGTCACGAAGACATTCCCGAGGAGGCGCTTGCTCCGCAGGCCCACATCGGAACTGATCCCATGGAGGACAAGGAGATTCACGTCTCCCAGACTACTGAGGTGATGAAGTGAGCGTCGCAGACAACGTACTCGCTCGCGCCGCAGCGAGGATTGGTTACTATGCACCAGACGACCCTCAGCCCGGATCTGAAGCTGGCCGATACTGGGCAGCTCGAACTGGTCAGCAGTGGCTTGCTGGACCGTCCGACTCTGTTTGGTGGTGCATGCTCTTCGTCAGCATGTGTCTGGACGAGTGCGGGCAGATTGACGCTATTGGAGGATTCTCCTTTAACACTGACTACACCGTCAACAAGGTCCGTCAGCACCCTGACGCTTACTTCGTATCGGTTTACGACGCCCGACCTGGCGATGTCGTCATCTACGACTGGGATGGCGGCGGCACGGACCACGTGGGCTTCGTCGAGAAGAACCTTGGCGGAGGCACGCTCCAGACGATTGAGGGGAACACCTCGTCTGGCAGCTATGGCTCTCAGTCTGCTGGGAACGGTGTTTGGCGGCGTGTCCGCAATCAGTCGATCGCTTATGTGATTCGCCCGGCTTATACCGACTCTCCGAGCAACACGGCTCCTGCTGGCCCCGCTGACATCCGCGCTCTGCAGCGTGCAGTCCGGGCTACCCCCGACAACGTCGCCGGTCCGAACACTCGGTCTCGTTGCTATGCTCTTGCCGCGGCTTCCGAGTGGGGCGGTAAGACCTTCCCCTTCGGCGTGGCCTTCACGCAGTCCGTGGTCGGCACTGAGCAGGATGGAATCTGGGGTGAGGGCTCTGAGGAGGCGCACGACTCTACTGTCGAGGCCGTTCAGGCAGCCGTCGGCGCTGAGGTCGATGGCGTCTACGGCGCCGAGACAAACACCAAGGTGAACGCCCTGCTTGACAGGGCCGAACAGCCGTAGGAGGCTCAAAATGGCAGCGCCATACTGTACTTTAACGGGAACTATTCCCGGAGGAGAGAATGGTCGGGCTACTGTCCGAATCATTCCTGACGTGAAGGGCGCTACGGCTACCGTTGAGGGTGCCGCAGTCTCGATGCGCGAGCACATGGTTCGGACAGACCAGGCTGGCGCTGTCAACATCGAGGTGCTGGCTCCGGGAGCTGGAGTAACCCCCTCTGGCGCCTGGACCCACACCATCTACATTGACTCCCCCAAGTTCGACATCGTCAAGCACGTTGCTCTGACTCAGGGTGGAACTATTGACATCATGTCCGCCGACCCCACATCAGAGATCTCCCCGCTTCCGTTCGGCGGTGGAGGAGGCGCTGGGTCTCCCGGACCCATCGGACCTCGAGGGCCGGTTGGTCCCCCTGGACCTAAGGGCGACGCCGGTCCTACTGGCCCCCAGGGCCCTCCAGGACCCAAGGGAGACGCTGGCGAACGTGGACCAGAAGGTCCTAGGGGTCTTCAGGGTCCACCCGGACCCGCTGGTGGTGGAGCTGGAGGAACCCCGGTTCCTGGACCAGAAGGCCCTAGGGGTCCCGCTGGTCCTCCCGGACCCAAGGGCGATCAAGGCATCCAAGGTCCTCCTGGACCCACTGGTCCTGCCGGAGCAAATGGGCAACCAGGACTCAAGGGCGATAACGGCGCGGCTGGTCCCGCTGGACCGCCTGGACCGCCTGGACCACAGGGCCCTCCCGGACCTGCCGGAGAGCGTGGCCCGGCTGGTCAGGATGCGGTAACTCCACAGCTCGATAACTACCTTACCAAGGCAGAAGCAGCTCAGACGTACGGCGAGAAGGCTGACGTCGAAGACGCACTCCGACAGACCAACCCGTTCAAGAATGGTGCCAGGTACTACTCACCAGTGACCTATTACTGGCCTGACTACTACCAGGACGGAAAGCCTGGGCAGTTCTCCAAGTGGGCGCAGACGCTGAAGTTCCGGGACAATCTTGGATATGTCATCCTTAACCGCAACAGCGGCGACTGGGAGGCGCAGGAGGTAGACTTCCAGAAGCAGGGTGAGCTCGCTCTTGGCGCAGGCGCTAAGAAGGTCCTGTTCTACATCAAGACTCAGTATGGAGCGGCCATCAATCCCGATGCTGAGGATAACCGAGGTATTCCTAATGCGGCCAAGTTCACTAAGGAGTACATCCTTGAGCAGCTGAAGCGCGCTAAGCACTGGTATGGCGACCTGGTTCAGGGCGTATTCCTCGATGAAGTCATAAACGGCTGGGACGCCCGTAAGGATCGACTGCCTTGGTACAAGGATCTGATTGACACGATCCGCCGCGAGAACGGTATTGACTTCGTGATCGCCATCAACACTGGATCCAACATCTCTCAGGAGGTGTGCAACCTGGACTTCGACGTCTGTATGATGTTTGAGGGTACGGCCGCAAAGTTCCTTGAGGAGAATCCGACCTCTCCGATTCTTCCCGACCACATGAAGGCCTATCCATCTACTCGCTGGTGGGCTGTGGTTCACTCCGTCACCTCCGAGAACTACCAGAAGGTCTTCGACAAGGCAGACAACCTCGCGATCAGCCACCTCTACGTCACCGACGGATTCCTTGTCGAGGATCCTCAAAATGGTGGTCAGTGGCACCCAGTTGGTAACCCTTATGAGAACCCTCCGGGTGCTGAGATCCGTGAGCTGATTATCCCGTGGCTCAAGGGGTACCTGAAGCTCAAGCTGAAGGTCGACAACCTCAAGATTCCGGAGGTCCCGAAGATGATCGTCCTCGGACCCGACGATCCAGTGCCAGCAGGGACTCCGTCTGGGACGGTGATCGTTAGGCGGGCCAAGTAATGGCTAGCGTATTCCCAGTAATTGGAGCCTGGTGGGGAGGTAACGGCGCTCGAGTAGGGGACGGCCGACTGATCCGAAAGGGATCCAGCTCCACCCCATTTGAGAGTGCTGCCTATACCGTCGGTGATCGTAAGTGGACGGTCGAGATAACGTATACGGCGGATAGAGATACCCAGCTCGCCATGAGAGCGAACTGGTTCCAGACAGGTAAGCAGAAGACCGATAAACAGGACTTCATCACCACCTGGAATATCCGGGGCGGTACTAATGCGGCGATCAAGTTCGACTTCGAGCTTCCAAATAACGCCTATCCAATGTGGACGCCATCCATTGCGGTTCCGGGTACGGCTCAAGACATTACTATCCATAACTTCAACGTCTATGAGACGCCTAAGCCAGGATTGCATGTCCATTTAGCTACTGGTAGCGGATCTGAGGCTAATGGTTTTGGTACTACTTCGCTACGAAGTACCGGTGCTGAGATCGGTGACCTTATAGTTGTATTCTATGCTTCACAGTTTGGAGACACCAAAGCCAGACCTCCTGCTGGCTGGGATTTCCAATACAACCGTGACGCCGGTGGGCGATCTGGGTATGTAGCTGTAAAACGGGCTACAAAAGCTGATCTTGATGGTGACTTCAAGTTCAATAGTGATGTCGCCACCAATGCTAGAGAGAACTTTGTCTTATTCTCGATCGGCGGGGTATCCAAGTATAAGATACATACCTGGCAACCGGGTATTCCCACTCTCGATAAGACCAAGAAAAATCTAGTAGCCGTACAATATCACGCACCATCTTCTCGAGATGAACCAGTATGGTATCCCCCAGGTACCGACCCAATCGCTAGAGGCGGTAAACGTAACCGAGGATCCTCGTGGTCGATGACCATCGGAGCACTGGCTTTGTCAGTGAAGGATTCGTACGGCGCTAAGGCTTATGCCTGGGTAGAACTTGAGGAAGAGAATCCAGAACCTCCAGCTGTAGTCACTCCTGGTATAGAGATTACCGATTCTGGAAATTCCAATCCGGTATTCGTATATTGGAATGGGGAACTGCAGCCGTCTACCATGCGTGCCGTACCAAGAGGATACTCCGATATACACACCATGATGGACACTCGCGGCTTCCTGATCGCCCACAGAGGAGGATCCGTCAGCTGGCCTGAAGCCTCGATCCGGGCATATACAAACGCGGTTATGTTCGGAGCAGGGGCTTTGGAGGTCTCATGTCAGAAGACGAAGGATGGAGTCTGGTTCCTGAACCACGATCGCACCCTCCAGCGTGTGGATAAGACGGCTCCAGATACCCCCGTCACCGAGATGACATGGGCGGAGATCCAGAAGTTCACCACTATGGGCGAGCCCTTCATGACGGTTGAGGAGTACTTCGCAGCATATGGCTCGAGTCACATTACAGTACTCGATCCTAAGTATTCCGCGGTTCAGTGGGAGGAGCTGAAGAAGTTCTTCCCTTCTGATGCCCACGGTCGAATCATCTGGAAGTTCTCCATCGACGCCGGATGGCTGGCTAATCAGTGGAAGGCGGATGGTTGGAAGTGCTGGGGATACTCGTATCCAGATCAGGTAACTGATGGCCGGATCAACGAGTGGCACAAGCCATGGGACTACATCGGTATGTCCTTCGATGCCAGCGATGAGGTTTGGAACCGAACTACCGGACTCGGCAAGCCGGTATGGGGGCACATCTGCCCAACCCGAGACGCCTATGACCAGGCTATGGCCAAGGGCGCCATCGGATGTATGGTCTCTGGAGTGGCCAACATCTACTCCGAATCTCTAGTCTAGGAGAATCATGATTACGATCGAGAGCCAGGGAGACTGGAAACTCACCAGGAATTGGTTTGACAGAATGACGAAGTTAGACCTGGCTCTGATCATGAATCAGTTCGGCAAGGAGGGGGTTTCTGCTCTCAAGGCGGCGACCCCCTCCAGGTCGGGCGAGACAGCGGCTAGCTGGAACTACGAAGTCACAAGAACTGGTGAGAACTGGAAGATCACCTGGACAAACTCACACGTAAACAACGGCGTGAATATCGCCGTCATCTTGCAATATGGCCACGGTACTCGCAATGGCGGGTATGTCGTCGGCCGAGACTACATCAACCCCGCTATCAGGCCCGTATTCGACAAGATAGCGAAGAAGGCCTGGAAGGAGGTCACTAAGTAGTGGCTACTATTGATGAGCGGGTAGTCTCGCTCAAGATGAACAACAAGCAGTTCTTGTCCGCAATCAAGGAATCCGCGTCCAGCATGGACCGACTCAAAGATTCCTTGAAGATGCAGGGGGCTGCAGACGGTCTTTCTCGAATTGGCGAGATAGCTAAGAATACGACTCTAGGCGATCTGGCCACGAAGGCCCTCGATATCGGCAAGAACATGACCGTCATGCAGGGTCTTGCCGTAACTGCATTCGGCGGAATCGGTGTCGCAGCACTAAACGCGGGTCGAAGCGTGGTCTCCGGCTTCATCGGAACCATCAAAGATGGCTTTAATGAGTATGAGCTCAAAATGAGAGCCATTCAGACCATTATGGCCAACACAGTTGAGAAGGGGACCACCCTCAGCGAGGTTAAGACATCTCTGGCCGAGCTGAACACCTATGCTGATAAGACGGTGTACAGTTTCAGTGACATGACTCACGCCATTGGTCTGTTCACCGCCGCAGGCGTTGACCTACAAACCTCTGTGGCGTCGATTAAGGGTCTGTCCAACCTCGCAGCGGCCTCGGGTTCGACTGCCCAGCAGACAGCCACTGCGTACACCCAGCTCTCGCAGGCTATCGCGGCTGGCGCTGTCCACCTTCAGGACTGGAACTCACTAGTCCAGGCAGGTATGGGTGGTGAGTCATTCAGGAATGCCCTTATCGAGACCTCTCGAATGATGGGTACTGGGTATGATGAAGCCATCGCTAAGGATGGTAACTTCCGAGAATCCCTGAAGGAAGACTGGCTTACGGCCCAGGTCATGACGACCACCCTTACTGCTCTGACGAATGACCTGTCCGAGGCTCAGCTTGTTGAGATGGGTTATTCCGAGGAGCAAGCGCACAAGCTCAAGCAATTTGCTCAGGGAGCATTTGACGCCGCAACCAAGATCCGAACCTTTAGCCAGCTAGTAGATACAACCAAGGAAGCCATCGGTTCCGGATGGGCCGAGACGTTCGAGATTCTCTTTGGTGACTTCGAAGAGGCATCAGATCTGTTTACCGCTATCGGCGACTGGCTCGGCGCAGTTATTAAATCCAGTGCCGATGCCCGAAACGGGTTCTTACAGATGTGGAAGGATCTTGGTGGTAGGACGGCTCTGGTTCAGGGGTTAGCGAACATCTTCTGGGCAGTTGTTAAGGTTCTGGGCCAGATCGGTACGGCCTTTCGCCGAGTGTTCATGAATGCTAGTGCCGAGGGCCTTGTCCGGATCACGAAGGCTTTTGAGAACTTCACCTCGAAGCTTATCATCACAAACAACTTTGCCGATAAGCTAGAGTGGACATTCACTGGTCTGTTCTCAATATTCCACATCTTCGCGACAATCCTCGGCGAGATCGCGCAGGTAGTCTTTACGGTTGCTTCACATATTGTCAGTGCTCTATTCCCAGCATTCACGGGTATTAACTCTGGCGTATTCCAGATCACGAAGGTAATCGGTAAGGCGATCTTCTGGTTCGACCAGTGGTTCACCAAACTCGACCTTGGTGGAAAGCTACTGAAGCTGCTTCTTCCACCGATTGATCTACTCGGTAAAGCCATTAAGTGGGTTGTAGACAAGATCCATGACTTCATCATGTGGCTCGACTTCGGAGGGAAGGTAACCGGGGCGGCCAATGCGCTAAAGGGACTTTCTTCTAAGTTTGGTCTCGTCAAAGATGCTCTGAAGAACTCGGTTGTCGGCCAGCAGTTCTCTGCGGCTATGGATTCTATCCACAGCGGAATCGACAAGGCTAAGACCAAGCTACACGAATTTGGCCAGACCGTCGGCGACAAGCTGAAGGCTAAGCTTACTTCCGGTAAGTCCGCTCTATCCGAGTACTTTAAGGGCTTCGACCTCAGCAATATGACCACTTCCGAGGCGATTGTCTCGAAGTTGAGCGCCAAGTTTGATGAACTAGGTAACAAGCTCAAGATTTCTGAGAAAGTCCAGTGGCTCAAGGAGAAACTCATTGAGCTTAAGGATGCACTTGTCGATACGTGGAACACTATTCAAAATAGTAGTGTTTGGGACCACCTTGGTAAGGCTTTCTCCGACATCGGTGGTAAGGTCAAGGAAGTAGCCGTCTCTTTCCGCGACTGGGTTAACGGCCACGGCGAGGTCAAGGCTAAGGCTAAGGAGGCGGCTGGTGCTGTCTCCGAGGTTGGAACCGCCGCAGCCCAGGCTGCTAAGGAAACTGGTCAGGCCGCCAAGGAGAACTTCCTTAAGAAGTGGTTCGAGGACATTAAACAGGTCGCTCTAGCGGTTCACCTCCCTGAGCTCTTCGACACAATCAGGCAGAAGTTCGTTGAGTTCAAGGACTTCGTGGTAAACACCTTCGCCCCCAAGGTGAAGGAGGGCGCAAAGAATGCATTCGGCTCTATCGGTACCGCGATGAGTCAGGCAAACTCCAACCTCAAGTCCTATGACATGGGCAAGATCCTTGTCGGGGCTATTGGTGGAGGAGTCCTCATCGCCTTTACTCGATGGATCAACTCCTTCAAAGAGAACTTCGACAAGATCGGAAACGTCGCTGACAAACTCGGCAATGTATTTGATAAGCTCGGCGGAGTCCTCGAGGCATTCGAGCAGAAGGTTAAAGCCAAGGCTCTTCTGACAATCGCAATTGCTCTCGGTGTTCTTGCCGGGGCGCTGATCCTGATGTCCCTTGTTCCGGCTCCGAAGCTCCTAATCACTCTTGCCGTCCTCAAGTTCTTGTTCAACATGATGGATGACATGCTTGAGTCCATGACTAAGATGGTGGCCTTCAAGAATGACAGCGTTCGTATTGTGGCTATGCTCATCGCTATGGGCGCAGCCATGATCTTGATGGCGACAGCTGTCAGAATTCTTGCCGGAATGGACCTCAAGGGCGCCGTGGTCGGTCTTGCTGCTATGAAGATCCTGATGATGACTATGCAGGAGTTCATGACCAAGATGGCTGCCACCAAGGGGGTCGAGAAGGGCGCTGGAATTCTTCTTGCTCTTGCTGCATCCTGTGTTATTCTGTCTCTAGCAGTATACACGCTTGGATCCATGGATACCGGTAAGGCTATCCAGGGGGTCGTAACCCTCGCTGCGGTTGTGGCGATTCTGTCTGGGTTCATGATGGTCGTTAGTAAGGATCCCTTCATGGGTAAGGGCGCTGCGATTCTTCTATCGCTGGCTGTCTCTTGTAACATCCTTGTGGCGGCTATCTGGATGCTTGGTACGATGGACACTGGCAAGCTTCTCCAGGGCGTCATTGCTTTGGGTGTCATTATTGCGGAGCTATCCGTAGCAATGGCAATTGCAGGCAGAGCTAATGCCCGCGGAGCGGCTGCAATCATCGCTATGTCTGCAGCAGTTATTGTCTTAACCGGTGCGGTAGCCATTCTCGGCAACATGGATATCATGACGCTAGCTAAGGGACTTATAGCTCTCGCGGCTGGTCTCGCTATTCTGGCGATCTCGATGGCTGCGGCAGACGCCTTCAAGGAAGGTGGAATTGCTCTAGGGATCGCCTCGATCGCATTCCTGGCTCTGGCCTCCGCGATGAAGACCCTATCCGGGATCACGTGGACTCAGCTGGCAATTGGTTTGATCGCTCTTGCTGGTGGTATGCTGATCCTGGTTGCTGCGGCAGCTGGTGCACAGTACTTCGCGGTAGGTATGATCATCCTTACTGCTGCGCTACTTGCGCTAGGACTAGCCCTACTCCCGATCTCGATCGGTATGGCGGCCTTTGCGGCGGTTCTGGGTATCTGTGCTACTACTGGTGCAGCAGCGTTCCTAGTTCTGACTGAGGGTCTGAAACAGCTAGCGGCAATTCTTCCGCAGGTAGCCATCGACTTTGCGAACGCCATCGCTAACTTCATCATTACTCTAGGAGCCAAGGCCCCGGAGCTGGCGGTGGCTATGGCTGCTCTACTCGGAGCAATCATTTATGCTATCAACGCCAATATCCCAGGCATTGTCGCAACATTGTTCATCCTGATCCAGGCGATGCTCACCGAGCTGGCTAACCACGCCTACGAGTTCGGAGAGAAGGGCGCCACGATTCTGGCAAACTTCCTGAATGGTATTGCCGACAACATCGGCAAGGTGATTGACGCTGCAACTAACGTCATTCTCAATTTCCTGGATGGAATTGCCAGGAATGGGCCCAAGATCATCGACAAGGGTATGTGGACAGTCCTCAAGCTCCTTGAGGGGGTTCGCGACGCCATCAACAAGTACGCTCCTCGTTTCAACAAGGTTGGTCGAGAGATTGCTTGGGCTATTGTCGACGGTATGACCAACGGTCTCGCATCCAAGGCCTGGAGCTTCGGTGAGTCTATGCTGAACGTAGCCAAGAAGGGCTACAACAAGGTCAAGAGCTACTTCAAGATCCACTCTCCTTCTCGACTGATGATGGAACTTGGAGGATATGTCGGTGAGGGTCTTGCTATAGGTATCGAGGATACTGGTGATCGTGTTGCTGATGCCGGCGGTAGTATGGCTGGCGCAGCTTACGACGCTATGTCAAAGGCGCTCGACGGAGTAAACGAACTCATCGAGGACGACCCATCATTCAAGCCGGAAATCAAGCCTATTCTGGACCTCACCGAGATGCAGAAGCAGGCTAAGGGCATCAACAACTTCATGCCCGCCATCGGAGTCACAGCTCAGGCAGCTAATGCTGCTCGACCTCCTGCTCCGATCGCAGTTGACAATTCTGACAAGAATGGTCAAAATGGTGTTACAAACATCACCTTCAACCAGACCAACAACTCGCCTGAGGCGCTGGATGCGGCGACTATCTATCGCCAGACCCACACTCAGCTTGCTATGGCAAAGGACAAGTTGACACTATGATCTCAGAGATCTCGTCCACGACAAAGTCGGGGGATCGTCTAACTATCGACATCACGAACCCCTACGAGTCGGGGGTCGCGGTCAAGGAGATTACTGGTCTGGGGCCAGTAAAGGCGGACATCAGCACTGATGGATTCGCCCTGCTGGACGGAGCATTCCTCAAGGGGGTCAGGGTTGGTACTCGTACTGTGGTACTGACTCTGATCCCCTGGGGGACCGACATTCAGGAACTCCGACTCAAGACATATTCATACTTCGGAGTCGGGGAGACCATTACTCTCGGTGTGACAACCGACTGGCTTAACGTGCACTCCGACTTCATCGTCGAGTCCGTCGAGCCGAACATCTTCTCTGAGCGGCAGGAGATCCAGGTCTCCCTTCTTGGGCTGGACCCGTATTGGAAGTCCTCCGCTACTCAGATCCAGAAGGTTGTGGGCTTCAATGACAACACACCCACCTTCGAGTTCCCGTTCTTCTCACAGGACAACCACAAGCTCAAGTTCGGTGATATGACCAACTCCTCGGGTAAGGATATCCGATACCTTGGTGACTACCCGGCTGGTGTTACTATTACTGTTGAGTTCCTCGGTACGGTCAGTAACCTTATCCTGAGTAACACGACCTTCAATGAGACAATGTCCATCTCTCGAGCTGGAAACTTCTATGCTGGAGAGAGTATTGTCGTAGACACTCGTCCCGGCAAGAAGTCGATCACTCACCAGGCTCGAGGAAGGAAGTCATACATCACTGGCGTTCTGGCTCCAGGTAGTACCTGGATTCAGATGCATCCGGGAATCAACACGATCGCCCTTCAGTATGCTGGAGGCGTTGACGATGTGAACGTCTCTATGGAATACGATACGCTTTACAGGGGGATCTAATGCAGCTGTTCTTTGCGTTCCTTCATAACTACAACTCATGGGTTGAGGTTCCGAACAACTTCTACTCCCTAAACTGGACTGAGCGGGCATATGACTACGGCCAGTTCGAGCTCCAGCTCTACTCGGATCAACCCGGGTACGAGTACAGTCTTGGGAACCTGTTTATTCGAGATGACACATCTACCGCCATGGTCATCGAGACAGCCACGGTGAAGCAGGAGGATGACGGTGTCTACCTCCACAAGTATACCGGGCGATCTCTTGAGTCTATGTTTGAGTGGAGAGTCCTACCCCACAGGCAGTGGATTGAGCCTGACAAGAACGGCCAGTTCAATGCTCAGATGACGGCTGAAAACTTAGCCCATGCGCATCTCGGGAAGGATGCGGAAGCTGCTCGTAGGATTGATAACTTCAACTTCCATCGAGAAACTCGAGTGTCGCAGATGGCCTACGTCAACGACACCGGGCAGAAGATCCAGGATGGGAAGTGGATCATATATGACCGAGCCCCCATCTCGGAGATGTTCCGGAACGTCTTGTCGGCGTGCAAGCCGAACGGATATTCTCTATTCTACAAGATCAAGCTCGAGAACCAGGGTATTCACTGTTACGTAACTGCCCCACATCTCATCAATACGATCACACTCGCTCAGGAGAATGACAACTTCTCCGACTTCGAGTCAGTGGACTCCATTGTCGATAAGAAGAGTACGATCTATGAGGTCTGGGACTCCGGCGATGTGGATCTGAAGTGGATCGCTGACGGTAGTACCCACACTCGGGCGCACACACTGCGATCCGAGAATCCAATTACTCGACGAGAAGTCTTGTGGGATAACACTCAGGTACACAAGCCTTACTCGATCAAGGACTGGAAAGCGCTTACTGATCTTCAGCGGAAGCATATCACATCTCTTAGCGAGGTGTGGTATCCCTTCTGGGTTCTGGACGCTATGTTCCCGAAGTATACCCCACTCAAGATGATCTCGGGTAAGATCAACAGCTTCTCCAACGTCGAGTACCGTACTGGGTTCGATGTCGGAGATATCTTCTACTACGTCCCCTCGGGCAGCAACGCAGAACCAATTGAGTGCCAGCTGACTGAGATGACTGAGTCTTGGTCCAGTAGTGGGTTCTCTCGAGTTCCCACTATCTCAATGTCGTCTCGTACCAAGTGGAATGGTGACGGCTTCCGTATCGACTTCACTCGCGGTGGCCCCGGAGAGGTCATTGCTCCTCGAGAAAGGGATTAATGCATGGCCATTTCTAGTGGTTTCTACAACTCGGTGAATGGTGACCGGACATACGATGCTGACCAGTTCGGATCGCTCTTTGACGGTATCATCGCACCGGGTGTCTTCCCGAACGTGGGAGACAAGTTCCGAGTTCGCCCCACCAACAACGGTATGTCCGTGTATGTAGGTGCTGGTAAGGCATGGCTGAACAACCGATGGGTAGAGAACTCCGGTGATGAGACGGTGACACTCACTGGTTCTCACGCGACACTGGACCGAATCGACCTGGTATGCATCGAGGTTGACCGATCCAAGGCTGTCCGTGGCGCCAAGATTAAGGTGGTCCAGGGTACCCCCGCAGTTACTCCTCTGATCCCGAATGTTGGGGACAGCGGTGACCGACAGACATTCGCTCTGGCCCAGATCAAGGTCATCAAGAACTCTCGACAGATTGTTGCCGAGAACATCATCAACCTTGTGGGTAGTGCTCGCACTCCTTATGTTCGCGGCCCTCTCGAGACGATCAACCTGGACTCCCTTCAGGCTAAGCTCCAGGGCGAGTTCAACACCTGGTTCGACTCGGTTCGAGATGCTCTGGCTAACGCTGGGGGTAACACCTCTACCGACGTTGCCAACCTCAAGGTGAGTGACAAGAACCAGAATGAGCGGCTCCAGGCCGTAGAGGGTCGAATCGCTGGAACTGAGCTCAAGATTACGAACATTGAGGGCCGTTTCAGCAATTCCGGATCTGTCTATGGGATGCTGAATGACTCGAACGTCGGCGTCCACAACTCGATCTATCGGGGCGCTTCTCTGGGTAGCTCGGTGACTCCCTACCTCCAGGCGATTCGAAGCGGATCGTTCTCTGGGCTGTACCTTGGCGACTACTGGACATACTCTGGTGTCACTTGGCGAATCGTGGCATTCAACTACTTCATGAACATCGGTGAGCCACCCTTCCGACAGAACCATATCATAGTAGTCCCGGACCGGTCTCTGTTCCGAGAGGCTTGGTCTACCACCATCCCGGACCAGCGGTCTTACGTGGACTCGACTCTGAACCAGTCCACCATGACGCAGGCCAGTCGTATGGCTGAGTCCCTGTTTAACCGATCCAATATGGTCGGCGTCTGGACTCGAGTCGCTACTGGGTACGATGGTAACGGCGCAGTCAGGGATTGGCGCTGGTATAACCCGCACATCAATATCATGGACGAGGCCATGCTCTGGGGAACGTCGATCTTCAACGATCCCCTCGCCAAGGGTATGCACCACAACCAGTTCCCCGCCTTCAGGCTCAACCCCGCCCTTGTTAACATTGAGGAGGAGTACTGGCTTCGTGAACGAGCTTCAGCACAGACTGCAGTCTACATGAAGTCTACTGGTCAGTTCTCCCACGCCCCGATTAACTACTCACTCGGGGTACGTCCCTATCTAGCGATCGGTTAACATGCAGCACTTCGGATTCAACCCCCTGACCGACATCGTCCTTGCGATATTCTTGTCGGTTCTGGGATCTTCCGGGATGTGGGCTTGGATCATGAAGCGCAGTGAGCGGAAGTCCGCCACGTCAAGGCTTCTGCTCGGAATGGCCCATGACCGGATTGTATATGTCGGGAAGACATATCTCCATCGAGGATTTCTCACCCTCGACGAGTATGAAGACTTCATGAAGTATCTCGTAGAGCCCTATTCCGAGTTCGGGGGGAATGGACTTGCCGAGAAGATAGTGAATGAGGTCAAGAATCTTCCCGTAGTCCCCACCCCTAGACCCCCGGCAAAGAGGAAAACCAATGGCTAAGCATCTCCAGGAGAGCAAGTTGAACAACAAGTCCTACGACGTCCTCAAGTGGGTTGCGCTGGTCGCCCTTCCGGCTACCTCTGCGCTCTACCTCACTCTGGCGGCTCTGTGGCATCTGCCTCACCCGACTGAGGTCGCTGGCACCATCGCTGCGATCGATACCTTCCTGGGTGTGCTTCTCGGCGTGAGCTCCACCAAGTACCAGGGGACTCAGCCCTCCGGTGCTCTCCATGTGTCTGAGGACCAGGGGATCCACGCCACCTTTGACCAGGGCGTCGCCGAGATGCTCCGTAACGGGAAGGTGACGCTGGACGTCAAGCAGGTCTAAGCGAGAAAAACCTGTGGTATAATGAACCCCTAGAAAGGAGCCCATCCATGAAGAACCCTGACCCCATTCAGCAGACAATTGAAGCTGCTCTGAAGGAGGCCGAGCTTCACGATCCTGCTAGTGAGGACTACACCACAATTGCTCGAAATGTCGAGACTCTTGCAAAAGCCAAAGCCCTTGGCGAGAGCAAGAAGCTCAGCAAAGACGCAATTCTCGGTGCGGTCACCTCCATGGCAGGTATCGTAGCCGTCCTCCAGTACGAGCGACTTGCTGTTGTCAGCTCGAAGGCGTTTGGTTTGATCATGAAGGTTAAACCCTTCTGAGATTCGCCTGGCCCCCTGTGCTATACGCATGGGGGGCTGGGCTTATCTTTTTTTTTTCGCGTAGAAAACGGGCTCTATATTGAAACCCGTCATAGAAAGGACACTCTCATGAACCTCTCTCCCGCCGCTGCACAGGCCGCCCTCGACTACGCCGAGGAGCTTGCTGCTACTGGACTGAGCTCTGAGCAGTACGACCACTACTACCTCTGACACAGTTCTAGATCCCGCCATGGGATCTAGGCTTATCTTTTTTGCCTGGTCACTCTAGTCACATGAGTCGCAGGATTAACACACCGTATATTGAAGACCCTTAGAAAGGAACCACAATGACCACCTTCCTCGCTCTTGTCATCGCCCCCTTCGTCGTCATCGGCACCCTGCTGATTGTCGCCGAGATGGTTGGCAAGAAGAAGACCTGGAACTTCTGATCCTACCACCTTCCAGCCAAAGATCCCGCCATGGGATCTAGGCTTTCTTTTTTTTTTCGCAAGATAAACCAGCCCTATATTGAAGATCCTACGAAAGGAAAGACCATGCTCTACATCGCCCTTATCCTCGTTACCATCCTCACCATCTTCTTCGCTGTTTCTCACGAAGAGCAGAAGCACACCGCCTACACCCTCCAGGCTCGTGTGTGGAAGCTCGAGAACGAGAACGCGAAGTTGCGTGCTGAGACGATGACTGACGATGAATGGAATGCGATGGTGGAAAAGGCTCTTGCCAATATCCACTGATCATTCACCTATGCCCCGACTTGGGGTATAGGCTTTTCCGCGAGAAAAACAATGCCTTATATGAGACCCCTCTATTTGAAAGGACCCCACTCATGACTGAGACCACCGACACCTCCGTTGAGACCAACGAGAAGATTGTCGAGTTCAAGTTCAACAAGGACGCTGTCCTGCCCGCTATCAAGCGCAACTCCAAGAAGTTGATTGCTGGCGCCGCTGTATTTGCAGCCGGTACCGCTCTCACCCTCATGGCGTTCCGCTCGGTTCCGGACACGGACGAGCCCGAAGAGCTTGAGCACGATGACCTCGACGAGATCGACGAGATCGAAGCCTCTGAAGAGACCGACTGAGACCTCATCCTATATCCCGACTTGGGGTATAGGCTTTTCTCAGACCCGCGAGAAAAACCGGTCCTATATTGAAACCCCTCCGTTTGAAAGGACCACCCTCATGACCCGCATCATCGTTTCTGTCATCAAGAGCGCTGTTTTCATCCTCGGAATTGTTCTCGCCTCCTGCTTTATTGGACGCGGGGCCAACTCCCGGATGAAGCACGTTGTTGGTGTTCAGCAGCGCTTCATCGCGCGCCGTGATCGTAAGATCAACCGCTGGTAATTCAGCACTATACCCCGACTTGGGGTATAGGCTTTCCTCGAGAAAGGAGCACACATGTTCGAGGAACCACCGATCTACTACATCCTCATCAGTCTCATCTTCCTGATCGTATTCGGAGCCGTAGCCTTTGCAACATGGCTCGTGTGGCTGACGAATGTCGCATTCTTCGTCAAGCTGGTTATCACCGCAATCGGAGTGCTGTTTGCGGCAATGGCAGTCATCCTCTACACGATCTCGGCGGAGTGAAATGTTAGTCGTACTTCTCGGTCCAAGTTGTTCAGGCAAGTCCACATTCCAGAAGGAGCTGGTTGAGAATGAGGGATACCATGCAGTCCGCACTGCAACGACCCGACCTAAGCGTATGGGAGAGGACCCTTCTTCCTACTACTTCCTCAAGGATTCTGCCTTTGCAGAGTGGGAAGGACGGGGAGATCTTATCTGTAGTGAGGTCTTCCGAGGTTGGCGATACGGAGTTCCGCGTGACGAGATTACCCGACGGAACGACAGGCCTAATCGAGTTGTCATCCTCACGCCCGGAGGTGTCATGGAGCTCCTATCACGACACACAGAAGTCATCACCGCCGATGCGCTGTCCGTCCTATACCTCGGAGTGGATGGGGCTACGGGGGAGTCTCGCGCTTGCAAACGAGGAGATTCTAGACGAGAGTACCTCCGACGAATGGCCGCAGATTCCATCGATTTCCGACACTACCCTAAAGAGAATGGTGTCTGGGAGTTCACCCCAGATTACATCCTGGATTGCATCAACAATCCGCAGAATTGCAAACTCACTCCTCGACTCAGGAAAGTAGAAAGGAAGCACAAGTGAGCATCATCTGGTACACACTCTATATTCTCGGAGCGCTCACTGCGTTCTGTGCCTGGGTTCAGATCATGGCCCTGATCGGTACCTATCTCAAGGCTCGACGAGAGCGGATTGAGGGTACGTATTCTGGAATGACCCGAAAGGATGTCGAGGCCATCGTCCGAATGGAGATCCAGTCATATTTGAGCAAGGAGGACAAGTGATCAATGCGAGCGGTGTTACGCAATTCTTCAAGGCGAACGCTCCGGCTATTCTCACGGCCTCGGCATGCGTCGGGACCGTTGCTACATCCGTACTCACGGCGAAGTCTACTACGCTCGCAGTCGAGAAGATTGCAGACTACTGTGAAGCCAATCTTCGCTCACCCGAGGACCTCTCGTGGAAGGAGAAGTTCGCAGTATCATATCGAGTATATATTCCCCCGGCCATCGCAGGCGTATGCACTCTGGTATCGATCATCGCGGCGAATCGTATTCAGTACTCTCGAGGAGCGGCGTTCGCACTGGCTTACACAGGTTCGGAAGCGGCGTTTAAGCGATATCGAGAAGCGGTGGCGGACGTGGTTAAGCCGAAGGACCGCGAGAAGATTAAGGCCCGCGTTGCAGAGAAATCGGTTCAAGCAGCTGGCGAACCACATCCCGGAACTATTCTTGTGGCCGGGGGAGGGGATGTTCTCTGCTATGACATCTTCTCAGGGCGGTATTTCAAGTCCGACATCGAATCCATCCGCCGAGTCGAGAACAACATTAATGGGCAGCTCAACCTTGAGTGCTACGCTTCCCTCAACGAGTTCTACAACGGCCTTGGACTTCCACCCATTGCAGCTGGTGAACTGGTTGGATGGTCCGAACCGAACTCCCTATCCGTCGAGTTTGGTTCTCAGCTCACTGAAAAGGGTGAGCCAGTACTTACGGTCGACTTTCTAGTCGCACCCAAGGAAAACTACTTCAAGATCAACTGAAAGGAAATCATACATATGTTCTCTCACATCATCCGCGTCCGTGGTATCTTCGATGACGAGCCCACCACCAAGAAGCTCTACTTCCACATGTCTCGCCGTGAGATGTTCGACTTCATCAAGCGGTATGACAATGTCGCCAACTTCGAGAAGTGGCTCCAGGCCGCTATCGACAACGAGGACCTGTACACCATGATGAAGTTCTTCGACGACCTCATCGGTACCTCGTATGGTGAGCGTCAGGGCGAGCGCTTCGTCAAGTCCGAGCAGATTAAGGAGTCCTTCCTCAACTCGCCGGAGTACGAGGAGCTCTTCGACCAGCTCATGGACAACCCCTCTCTCGTCCGTGAGTTCTACAACGGTATCCTGCCTGAGAAGATCATGAAGCAGGTTCAGCAGGATCCCAAGTATAAGGAGCTCGACGACAAGCTTAAGGAGACGGAGCTCAAGAACCTCTGATCTATATTCGGGGGCCCTGGAGAAATCTGGGGCCCCCACCTCTCTCAAAGGAGCCACTATGGCGAATGCACCAATCCGTCCGAACCTCCCGTCAAACAGCAAGCTCCCAGAGCGCAAGAAGGTTGAGCAGGTCACCACTGCTACCGTCACCAAGAAGGCCAACTTCGGGACGAAGGCTATCTCGGCTTTCGTCGGAGAGGATATTCACAATGTCGGCGAGTATCTACTTTACGATGTTACGATCCCTGCTATCAAGAACACACTCTCGGATCTGGTCAGTCAGGGCATCGAACGTCTCCTCTTCGGAGAGTCTTCTCCTCGAGCTCGCAGCTCGTCCGGGGGGTCCCGTGTCTCATACGGATCATATTCTCGACCAGGCTCAGCACCAGGCAATCGCCGAGACGCTTCTCCTCGTTCACGTCGATACCATGATTTCTCAGAAATCGAGCTCGAGTCCCGAGATGAAGCTTATCTCGTTATCGACCGACTCGGCGACATCATCGAGGAGTACGGTCTTGCCACCGTCGCCGATCTCTACGATCTCTGCGGTATCACTACCGAATACACTGACGAGAACTGGGGCTGGACTTCGGCCCGGTACATGTCGGTGATCCGTAGTCGTCGTGGCTACATGCTTCAGCTCCCGAAACCTGACCACATCAATGCACGATGAATCCTCAGCAAGTGCGGCTTGAGCTTATCGCCGCCTACCCATTCTCAGACAAGTGGCGTCGCCGTGTTGAACGCATGGAAGACGACCAGGCAATCGCAATCTACCTTCGACTCAAGGAAGCAGGACGTATCAAATGAATCTCGGAATTGTCACCCGTCTCGCCGGACGCGCTGGACTGGTTCTCAGCAAGCACGCCCCCACCATTCTGACCGCCGCTGGTACCGTTGGCTTTATTGGCACTACGGTTCTCGCCTCCAAGGCTACGCTCAAGGTTGAGGAGACCCTCGCCGAGGAGACCGCCCTTCTCGTCAAGGTCCACGAGGCCCACGAGGACGGAAAGCTCACTGACAAGGATGCCACTCGGGACAAGGTCATCCTCTACACCCGAATGACCACCAAGCTCGCGAAGCTTTATGCCCCCGCCCTGATTCTTGGGGCGGCCTCTATCGCCTCCCTGATCACTGGCCACGGCATCATGCTGAAGCGGAATGCCTCTCTCGCTGCAGCGTATGCCGCTGTCGACCAGGCATTCAAGACATACAAGAAGAAGGTTGAGTCCAAGTTCGGTAAGGACGCGGTGCTGGACGCCATCGTGTCTGTTGCTGATGAGGACCTCACCAAGGACGAGATGACTCTCGAGGCGATCTCTGCTGTCGACGGAGTCTCGCCGTATGGTGTTATCTTCGATGACGAGAACATCAACTGGTCCGCCGATGAGGACCTGTCTATGCTGCACCTCAAGTGCCAGCAGCAGTACGCAAATGATATTCTTCAGACTCGTGGGCACATCTTCCTCAACGAGGTCTACAAGATGCTCGGGTTCCCCCACACTCCCGCTGGTGCTGTGACTGGCTGGGTCAAGGGTAATGGCGATGACTTTGTCGACTTCAACATCTTCGAGGGGACCTTCGAGGGTGAGGACAAGAACGGCCGTACCGTCACCAAGTGGGCGCTGGACTTCAACGTCGACGGTGTCATGTACGACAAGATCTGAGGTGACCATGCTTGAGAAGATCGCATATTTCGCAGCCGGAGCTGTCACTGGCGGCCTTGGCGTATATTTCGTTCTTGCTCGCAAGTTCGAGCAGGACTTCCAAGAAGCCACAATCGAGATCAACAAGGAGCTTGCAGAAATTGCTGAAGCGAAGCACAAAGAGCGAGTGGGAGATGGCGCTGATCCAGAGGATCGCGAACCCGATCCTGAGCCGGTGGTACCGAGCGTTGCTGTGGACTACTCTCCGACTCCTGTGGAAGATCCCGACCAGGAGGAAGTGACCAAGCGTACGATGGATCGACAGCACTTCGAGGCCTACCAGATCACCGAAGAGGAGTATCGGGCTAAGGGTCATCAGGAGCATGTCGAGCTCACGTACTACATGGAGGACGATGTATTCGCGGACAACCGGGGTGTGCCTATGCAGGACACGTCCTGGTTCGATAATATCATCAGCGGCGTATCTGCCTCCGATTCCATCATCTACGTCCGAAGCATGAGCCGCCACGCGGACTTCGAGATCACCCTTCTCGACGACTCCTACGAGCACTCAGTTCTCGGGGTTGAGTATTACGAGGACTAACAGTGATCGATGCAGCACCGGATAACTCATATTTCGAGTGGCTTGTCGACCGAACCGGAGACACCCGTAAGGCGGAGTGCCCGGAGGAGTCATATTTGAGCTTGCTCGAGATCATGCACCAGACGCCGTTCCGGGTGACGATCCAGAACGACATCAACCGTGCACAAGATGGTATTGACCTACGTAGGGCGTTTGTTCGAGAGAACAACGACGTATCCTATGTCTGGCTTAACGAGCAGTCTTGCTCCATGCTCGAGATGTTCATCGCTTTGGCCGAGCGCATGGACATGATGCTCGAGGATGACGATACACCATATTCTCTGGAATGGTACTTCTGGGAGATGGTGAAGAACTGTGGCCTCTACGACTACACCGACGAGGCCCTGTTCAACCCTCGCCACGAGGAGGAAGTCGACTCCATCCTTGAGCGGATCAACTCAAGGGATTACACGAAGCTGGGACACGGATCCATGTTCCCTCTTCGTGCGATCCCTCTTCATGGCGCACGTGATATGCGTAAGGCAGAACTCTGGGCCCAGATGAACGCCTACGCAAACGAGAACTATATGTAAGGAGCCTCATGGATTTCTACCGAATCTGCGAGCGTACCACAAAGAGTGGAAAGGTGGAAATCTACCCTGAGTTCCTCGTCGGTAGGTCGAGGGATATTCTCATTCAGGGACGAGACTTCCAGGCAATCTGGGATGAGGAGAAGGGGCTCTGGTCTACAGACGAGTTTGACGTCGCTACGTTTGTGGACCGGTCCCTCTTCGAGCACCAGAATAACCACAAGGGTCAGATCGAGACCGTTGTGAAAACTATGTCCAACTACAACACTGGACTATGGACCAGCTTCCAGACTTGGAAGTCCAGGCTACCTGACAATGGGCAGGAGCTTAACGCCAAGCTTATATTTGCGGACAGTACTCCTAGAAAGGAAGACTATGCTACCGCAAGGCTCCCGTACTCCCTCGAGGAAGGTTCGCCGGACGCTTGGGGAACTCTCATTGGAACTCTATATGATGAGGATGCTCGACGAAAGCTTGAGTGGCTCATCGGCTCCATCGTGGCTGGAGACTCTAAGAGGATTCAGAAGTTTGCCGTCTTATATGGTCCCCCGGGATCTGGTAAGTCGACGGTCCTCAATATTCTCGAGCTTCTATTCCAAGGATACACAACTACGTTTGATGCGGGATCTCTTGGATCCAAGTCTGATCAGTTTGCGACCAGTACTCTCGGCAAGAGTTCGCTCGTGGCCATCGATCAAGATGGAGACCTCTCTCGGATCGAGACTAATGGCCTGCTTAACAGTATTGTTGCCCACGAGACGATCCTGATCAATGAGAAGGGTGTAAAGCGCTACCCTAAGCGAATCAATGCCCTTCTCTTCATCGGTACAAACAAGCCCGTCAAGATCACCGACTCGAAGTCTGGTATTATCCGTCGACTGATTGATATCTCCCCCACCGGGCAAACCGTGGGGGCTGACGAGTATCAGACGCTGATGACGCAGATCCGAGATGAGCTTGGGAAGATTGCAAATCACTGTCTTGGGGTTTATCGGAGTCTTGGTAAGCACTATTACGATGCCTATAAGCCCCAGGACATGATGATGAAGACCAATGTGCTCTACAACTTTGTCGAGGAGAACTATCTCCTCTTCAAGGAAGAGAAGTACGTTAGTCTCACTATGGCATACAAGTTGTATAAGGAGTACTGTAGTGAGAGTAATATCCCGTACCCGAAGAGCCGATACATCTTCCGTGAAGAACTCAAAGATTACTTTGACGAGTTTCATTCACGTGTACAGCATGACGGCAATAGACTACGCAGTGTCTATTCCGGCTTCAGGGATTACTTACTGGATCCTGCCGAACTCGAGGCTTCTCCAGAGGAGCCATATTCACTGGCCCTCGACTACTCCGAGTCCCTTCTCGACGACCTTCTGGCGGACTGTCCAGCCCAAAGAGCCGGAGACCATGGGACTCCGCAGTTCCGATGGGCAAACGTTCGAACCACTCTTCGCGAGATAGATACTCATGAGGTCCACTACGTCAAAGTCCCCGAGAACCACATCGTCATCGACTTTGATATCAAGACGGACGGTAGGAAGGACCTTAATCGAAACCTTCAGGCTGCCTCAGAATGGCCCCCTACCTACGCCGAGACCAGCCAAGGTGGTAATGGAGTTCACCTCCACTACATCTACGATGGAGACCCTTCCGAACTGGCTAGGCTCTACGACGAAGACATTGAGATCAAGGTCTTCACAGGTGATTCCTCTCTAAGGAGAAAGGTCACTCATTGCAACAACATCCCGGTGGCTCATATTTCAGAAGGGCTACCGTTTAAGGAGAAGAAAGTGATCAACAAGACCACCATGGCCAACGAGAAGAAGGTCAGGGAGCTTATTGAGCGCAACCTTCGGAAGGAGATCCATCCCTCAACTAAGCCCTCGGTCGATTTTATCGCCAAGATCCTCCGTGACGCCAAGGAGCAGGGGATGGTGTATGATGTCAAGGACCTGAAGCCTCGTGTGCTGGCATTCGCTATGAACTCGACACATCAGGCTGAGGCGGCTATCAAGACCGTGATGGAGATGCCGTTCACCAATGAGGATCCCGAGGAGAAGACCGTGGGATTCCCGACTGGTGAGCTGGTCTTCTTCGACTGTGAGGTATTCCCGAACCTGTTCCTCGTGAATTGGAAGGTGAAGGGTAATCCGACTGTGCATCGGATGATTAACCCCACCCCCGAGGAGATCGAGGCCCTCTGTGAGATGCGGCTTGTCGGCTTCAACTGCCGTAAGTACGACAACCATATTCTCTACGCTCGTACGCTGGGTTTCACAAACGCCAAGCTGTACGACTTGAGCAAGCGGATCATCGAGAACAGCGTCACCGCTGGGTTCGTTGAGGCTTATAATCTGTCCTACACCGATGTGTACGACTTCGCAGCCACCAAGATGTCCCTCAAGAAGTGGGAGATCGAGCTTGGCCTGCACCACCAGGAGCTCGGGCTTCCTTGGGATGAGAACGTTCCTGAGGATCGTTGGGAGGAAGTCGCGGCCTACTGCGATAATGACGTTATCGCTACCGAGGAGGTCTTCGATCACCTCCATGCGGACTGGCAGGCACGTCTCATGCTCGCCAAGCTTTCTGGTCTGACTCCTAACGATACGACCAACAAGCACAGTCAGTACATCATCTTCGGAAAGAACAGGAATCCTCAGAGTGAATTCGTTTACACCGATCTCAGTGAGCAATTCCCTGGCTATCAGTACGCTTTCGGCAAGTCTACCTATCGTGGGGAGGAGGTCGGTGAGGGCGGATACGTCTACGCCGAGCCAGGAATCTACGTCGACGTCGCACTTCTCGACGTTGCGAGCATGCATCCCACTTCAATCGAGTGTCTCAACCTCTTCGGAGACCGATACACTAAGCGTTTCAGCGAGATCAAGCAAGCCCGAGTCGCCATCAAGCACCACGACGACAAGCTAGCCGGATCTCTTCTGGACGGAGCACTCAAGCCATTCCTTGAAGAGGGAGTCGACTATGAGGCACTGGCCTTTGCTCTAAAGATCGTCATCAACTCGGTGTACGGTCTCACTGCGGCGAAGTTCCCCAATGCTTTCAAGGACCCCCGCAATGTGGATAACATTGTCGCCAAGCGTGGCGCTCTGTTTATGGTGGATCTGAAGCACTTCGTCCAGGAACAGGGATTCGACGTCGCGCACATCAAGACCGACTCGATTAAGATCCCACGGGCTACTCCCGAGATCATCGAGAAGGTAATGGAGTTCGGAAAGAAGTACGGCTACACCTTCGAGCACGAGGCTACTTACGATCGTATGTGTCTCGTGAACAAGGCCGTCTATGTCGACTACGAGGATGGGCACTGGAGTGCTACCGGCGCCCAGTTCCAGCACCCCTACGTCTTCAAAGAGCTCTTCTCGAAGGAGGAGCTGGATATTCGAGACGTGGCGGAGACCAAGAGCGTCACAACCGCTCTGTATCTCAACAACGGAACAGAAGAGAAGCCAGAGATGGAGTTCGTCGGTAAGACCGGCGCCTTCGTCCCCGTGAACCGTGGAGGCGGGATCCTTCTCCGCGAGAAAGATGGTGCGTACCATGCCGCATCAGGCAGTACCGGTTACAGGTGGGTACAGTTCGAGTCCTTCAAGGAAGCTCACGCAGAAGACTGGAAGGAGTACGTCGAGTGGCGTTACTTCGAAGGTCTTGCTGACGCTGCAAAGGCTGCGGTGGGAGAATTCGGGGACTTCGAGGCCTTCACCCTTGGAGCTTGAGCCGTACATCTGGAACGGAGACAATGATGGCTGAGTACGAGAATCAGTGGGGTCCTTACAAAGAGCACTCGATCGAGAAGGATCGAAACCCGGCTCTTGACGATCCGATCATCTACGGGGTCAATGTTAAGCACTTCACGGTGACCGTATATTCTCAGGACGGGCGAGTCAATAAGTATTGGAATGTCCGCATCCTCAAGGATGACCTTGGGTACTGTCGAATCGCTTGTCCCCGAGACGGTAAGATCCTGTGCTTCAACTGGGTACACTGGACTGCATACATGTTTACCCATGACGGCCTGAACGAGCTGGTCTTTATGCCCGGCTCAAACAGGAAGACTATTTCTCGACTTTACCACGAGGAGGTGAAGTGATATGTGTGGACGTTGGATGTGGATGTGGTCTCGCTGGCATGGTTGGACTCGAATTCACGTGCAGGATGCTAACTGCTTCCGGTACAACTACACCTGATGTGGTCTGACGAATATCTAGCTATGAAGGAGGTGTAATAATATGGGATGCTGGCGCTGGGTTCTTGTCCGCGGTCCTTTCTGGCAGCGGCACTGGATGTTCGTTCAGGATGCAGGATGCTTCCGTCATAACTACACCTGATGTGTAAAAGCCCCCGGGTCTATAAAAGGGCCCGGGGGTCCGCGTCAGAAACTAAGGGTATTATGAGACCCCTCTACTCGAAAGGAAACCCTCATGCTGCCCGTTGCCAAGATTATCATCTCCGGACTCACCTCCATCGGAGCTGGTATGATTGCCAGCAAGCTCACCAAGCCTCTGGTTTCGAACGCAAATGGAATCGCTAAGATTCTGCTTTGGTTCGGATCCGTGGGCACTGGTGTTGCTGCTAGTGCAATCGTTGCCCGCGAAGTGGAGCTGCAGTTCGATGCGACCGTCAAGGCCGTACAGGAAGCTCGAGACCACGTCGAGATCGAAGACTGATCTCTAACCCTATATCCCGAACCTGGGATATAGGTCTTTCTGAAAGGAGCACACATGCCAGGAAAGATTGTCGCCCACGATACCCATCTTCGGATCGACACGGAGTTCATTGAGCTCAATGACTGTTTCGAGGCATTCCGTCGAGGGGTGGAGTATCGCGAGAAGAATGACGTTGACGATATTCTCGTCATCTGTAACGCCCCCGACATCATTGAGTACCAGCTCAAGAACGGGGACAGCTTCATCGTCACCTATGATCCTATCCATCGGATCATCGTGATGCGTGTGTTCCTCCACGACGAGGACATCACCATCAAGCCCATCTATATTTACAACAACCGTGAGTACCAGATCGCCTGTGAGTTCCTCAGGCAGGTCATGCACGACAAGATCGATCTTAAGGATGAGTGGATCGCATGAGCAAGAAGAACCCCAGCGTCGTTGACTACTTCGACCTCAATGGTGACCTGAACGAGGAGGCCTACGAGTTCGAAGACGTCAAGCTCGAAGAGTACATCGACAAGCGAAGCAACGTCAAGCCCTCATGGGTTGGTAAGTACAGCCACCAGATGCACTTCGACCTCCCTGACGACACCGAGGTCAGCTTCTATAAGGGACTGAACATTGTCTATGCGGACATCAACTTTGCAGGTGGGATCCGCACCATCCTGTTCAAGTGCCGCCAGAAGAAGAACCTCACCCGATTCATTTCCCGAGTGCTCGAGATCGCACAGGGAGATCCTTCAAATGTCCACCCTGATTTCCGCGCCTGATATTTAAGGAGAACACAATGGTACGACTGAACAACCTTACGATCGAGAACGCCCGAATCTTCTTCAAGGACTTCTCTGCCGCTGGTCCTTATGCCGGTGGTACGAAGCGCACCTTCTGCGTAGAGATCCCCGAGGACATGGTGGAGCAGCTCGAGCGAGATGGGTGGAACCTGAAGTCCCGGGAGTCTCGGAATGACCCGGATGCCCTCACCCACTATCTCAAGGTGGAGGTGTCCTACCGGGCTCGTCCTCCGAAGATCGTTTGTATCCCGGACATCACCAAGCGCCGGGTATATATCACCGAGCAGACTGTCGACTCTCTGGACTACGTTGAGATTCTGAACGTGGACCTCACGATCAACCCCTATGTCTGGGAGGTCAACGGTAACTCCGGCGTGAAGGCATATTTGGGTACAATGTATGTCACTATCGCTGAGGACCCGCTGGACGCCAAGTACGAGGAAGGCGAGGAGGTGGCTGCCTGATGCGACGCTACGGTTTCTTCAACTTCCTGTTCGATGTCTTCATGGTCTCTGTGACCGGAGGATTCTGGCTGATCTGGATCTTCATCAGGGAGATGCGGCGCGGCTGATTTTATACCCCGGGGTCTGTAAAAGGGCCCCGGGGTTCCCCACTCATAGAAAGGACACACGTGGCTAGCCGACTTATCGTCAGTGCTGATGATATTCTGAAGGCGGTCAAGGAATCTGAGGAGTTCGAGCGGAAGGCTCTCGGTGAGGCTCGTAAGCGAGATCGAGCTGAGGGCAAGGAACCTCGAGAGACTCTGTATCCAAACCCGGATCTTAAGCCTGGTCGAGAGATCGTGCTCGACTACATCAAGAACCCGGAGCGTCGTCGTACGCCACGGTGTTCCGTTCACCTTGAGAAACGGACTGCGAACAACAGCTATCGTTTTATTGTAGACGTGTCTCAGGTAAGGAATCGAGAGCTTGCGGATGAGATTGAGAAGGATCTCTTCGCATTCATGGACTACCTTCTCGACGAGTACGACATCCCACGACGCATTAAAAGGAGCACAAAATGATCACTCTTATCAAGGTTGACGAGGGTCCCGTTGACATCTACGAGCTTCGTATGCAGTATCTTGCCAAGCTCAAGGAGACGGATGGGGTTATGCTTCCCACTTTCATCTACCGGAACAAGGACCTCTTCGTTACAGAGTTCAAGCCCACTTGTGACGACCGGTGGATCATGTATATGACGAACGCTGAGGGTCTCATCACCAAGATGCGGATCAAGAACGGAGACCTGATGAGCAACGGGTCGGTTCTCTTCCTCGCTGAGGAGCGGAAGACCTACAGCGCCAAGGAGTACTATGACTACTGGGCTGCTCGAGAGGGTAAGCCCGCTCCGTTCTTCTACGAGTCCCGTCAGTACCACGTGAAGTCCTTCATGCGAGTTCCTGGCTCAACCGATCTGTGGATCACTGCTGAGCGAGAGACGGGACACTGGTACACCTTCCGCATGTCAGACGACCAGAAGTCCAAGTTCACCCGGCACACCATGACTAACGAGAAGGGTCACCAGAGTTACGACTGGGTCCTAGAGAATGTCGAGTGGGCTGCTGACACGATCCGTTATTTCTGAGGAGGATACGATGGAACTCACTGACGGTGGATGGTACAAGACCCCTCGTATTATCAAGGGGACGGACTTCCTTGCGCATATTCATGACACGTATGCATCTGGTAATGCTATGTATGCGGAGTTCAAGGCGTCCGAGGGAGAGGTACGCATCCTCGAGTACCAGCGACTCTATGAGGTAGATACCGAAAGCGCGGTTCTGTTTACCATCAATACGTACCCTCAAGAGAGCATCCTCCTCAAGAACATTGAGGAGTACGAGTTCATCCAGTACCGACCCCAGCAAGCATGGAAGGCAATTCACATGGGAAGCACCAAGCGATTCAACCTCGAGCAGTTTGATCAGCTCTGGCTCGACCAGACATTCAAGAAGCTGCACCCGGTTATCGTCAACCACGACGGCAAGTTCTGGCACGTGATGGGGCTGAAGCTAGACGTGGATGCAGATGGCTCGTTCTGGGGGCTCTATCTCAAGCGTCAGGACAGCGACTTCATGAAGGAGATTCGCATGCCTCTGACTCAGAAGTTCATCTACAACCCCATCTCGGGTTCCTGGTCCCTTGACGACCCGACTCAGGAGATCAAGGACCTTGAGGAGATCAAGCAGACTCTCCGAGCTGATGCGATCCTGGATGTGACGGTTTCGGGCGTACCTATGAAGCTGATCAGGGTTCAGGAGATCGCGAAGGGTGTTCTATTCTTCGTCTTCCAGGACGAGGAGAAGAACAAGCGGTACTACTACAATCGCCCAGCCATCAAACTCCGTATCGTCACGGACTCGGAGACGGGCGAGCAGAAGTACCTCCTGGACCACATCAAGGCTATGCACATTGACTGAGCGCTGGCGAATTTTACCCCACCCCTTCTCAAGGTATGAGGCATCTGATCTCGGTCGGGTGCGGAATATCTCGACGGGTAGGGTTCTGCGTATCCAGCGCTGTTCTGATGGAGCCCCCGGGTTCTCCCTGTATCGCGATGACTCAGGTAAGCAGACCATGGTTCGCTGTGGTGTGACTATCTGGCGTGCATTCCATGGAGAGCCCGGGGCACGGCGATATGTCATCCACCTCAACGGAGACATGGCCAACTGCAGACTTGAGAACCTCAAGCTGGTGTCCTACTCCGAGTACCGGCAGGCCTGGTATGATGAGTACAACGCAGAGATGGATCGTATCTATGACGAGACTGTCTCTGAATTCGACGACTACATATTCGGCTCATGCACTGAGTCGGAGGAGGATAGAAAGGCTCGCTTTGGCGACTGAGAACTGGAAGACGATCCCCGGACTCAATGACAAGTACGAGGTGTCGGATCTTGGGCGGGTTCGAAATAAGAACACCGGTCGTTTCCTCACACCCCGGTACAAGGACGGGTGCTACATGTATCGCATGGAGAAGCCCAGTGCACATGGTCGGGAGCGCAAGGTGTACTCAGCTGCGGTTCTTGTGTGGAGTCTGTTCGTCGACAAGATCCCGGACGGATACTGGGTTCAGTACAAGGATGGAAACCGACGGAACCTTTCGGTTGACAACCTCTACCTCAAGTCAAACTCCGAGTTCCGCAAGGAGGAGTACCAAGAAGGTCGACTCGGGATTCAGCTCGTGAGGTCTGAGTTCGACGAGTGGATCTTCGGAAACTGCATCGAAAGGAGAACTCGATAGAATGACAGTTACGTATCGCCCTGAGCAGATTCAGGCGGTGCGTCAACTGCAGAACGGCAGCATCTTGGCGGGTGGCGTTGGTTCGGGGAAGACCCTGACCAGTCTGGCGTGGTACCTCACGTCGGTTTGTAACGCCGCCTCGTTTAAGAAAGGGGGGTCCTTGGCTAAGAAGAAGGTCAAGGGCTCCCCTACGCTGTATGTCATCACAACCGCTAAGAAGCGGGACTCCCTTGAGTGGGAGGAAGAAGCTGCGCGTCTCGGTCTGAGTACAGATCCTGCATGTAGTTTCACTGGTTCATCCATTGTGGTGGACTCGTGGAACAACATCGGGAAGTACTCGGATCGAGAACACGCGGTATTCTTTTTTGATGAACAGCGTGCTTCCGGCAGTGGGCGCTGGGTCAAGGAGTTCCTCAAGATAGTTAAGAAGAACACCTGGCTTCTGCTCTCAGCCACCCCTGGAGATGTCTGGATGGACTACCTCCCGGTATTCATGGCCCATGGCTTCTTCAGGACTCGTACAGAGTTCATGGAGGATCACGTCATATTTGACCGCTTCGCAAAATACCCCAAGGTCAAACGATACATAGGGGAAGCGAAGCTACAGCGACTTCGTCGGAGTATCCTTGTGGAGATGCCGGTGGAGCGACACACTACTCGTGAGAGGGAGACTGTCTACTGTGACTACGACCGTGACTTGTACAAGTGGGTCGTGAAGAACAGGATGGATCCCTGGACAGAGGAACCCCTTAGAGATGCAGGTGGGGTCTGCAGAATCTTGAGAAAGGTGGTCAGTGATAATGACTGGCGTTCAGAGCAAGCCAAGCGCATACTCTCAAGCAATGAGAGGGTTATCGTATTCTACAATTACAACTATGAGCTCGATCGAATCCTTGCAGTTGCGGAGAGCCTTGGAGTGCCTACGGCGCAATGGAATGGACATCGGCACGATGCTATACCAGCAGAACCTCGATGGGTCTATATCTGTCAGTACACCTCGGCAGCAGAGGGATGGAACTGTACTAGTACCGATACGGTTCTCTTCTGGTCCCTCAACTATTCCTGGCGAGTGACGGAGCAGTGTGAGGGCCGGATCGACCGATTGAACACGCCGTATTCTCGGTTGAGGTACTACTTTCTGGAGTCAGATTCGTCGATCGATAAGGCTGTTCGGCGGTCGTTAAGCTCGAAGAGGGTGTTCAACGAGAGGGCATTTGTCGGTTAGAATACGTGTGACGGTGGGTCGGGAGAGTGGTCACTTTGTATTTGGTGGCCATTTTTCCGTCCCACTGGCCATTTTTTTATGTTACAGAGGTGACAGATGTTACTCATCACACGTATTGTGGACAAAAAAGTGGCCACTCAGGTGTCACACGTATTGTGGACTTTTCCTTGGAATTGCAACGAAAGGTCACAATGTGGCCATTTTTAGTAAAATATATATATTGATTGATTGATTGATTTTTTAATATATATATGAGTATAGGGTTTTTTGGGTATTTTTTGTCCACCCCTTCCTTGAGGCTGTTTGATGATGTTTGATGATGTTCGTCGATCGAATTTTCACATTAGTCACATCTGCAACAAAACCCCGCCCATTCCAAGCATGCCCCCTCTACAATACGTGTGACACCCCTTGTCGCAAACTACGCATATAATGATAAGAAGGATAGAAACAAGCCTATCCCTTCTTATAGGCTTACCCAGAGGAGCACACTATGCGTGAGTCACAATTCCAAGCACAGCTCATCAAGAAGCTGAACAAGATGTTGCCTGGGATCATCATTCTGAAAAATGATCCAAACTACATTCAAGGTATCCCCGATCTGATTCTTCTCTACAAGAATCGTTGGGCAGCCCTTGAGGTGAAGCGAGGCGCCACTGCCTCAGTCCGTCCGAACCAGGCACACTATGTTCGGACAATGCATGCGATGTCGTATGCCGCATTCATCTACCCTGAGAACGAGAGCGAGATCCTCAGTGAAGTTCAACAATCACTCACAGCTTAGTGGGGCCCACGCATTCCTTTCTGCCAGCAAGTATCACTGGCTCAACTACTCTCCTGACAAACTGATCGAGACCTTCCGAACCGCCCAGGCTGCAGCAAAGGGTACCCGTCTTCACGAGCTCGCCGCTGAGCACATTCGGTTGAAGATGCGCATGCCTCGAAACAAGGTGACATTCAATAACTATGTTAACGATGCTATTGGGTTTCGGATGGTACCGGAACAAGTCCTGTTTTACTCGGTCAACTGCTTTGGCACTGCTGACGCTATCTCCTTTGACAAGGGCTTGCTTCGCATCCACGATCTGAAGACTGGCGTTCACCCCGCCAAGATTGATCAGCTCATGATCTACGCGGCACTCTTCTGCCTCGAGTATGATGAGCGTCCTGGGGCTATCAACTATGAGCTCCGCATCTACCAGAATGACGATATTCAGGTAGCAAACCCGGAGGGCGAGGATATTGCCCGAATCATGGACACCATCATCCAGTTCGACAAGCTTATCGAGAAGATCAAGGAAGAGGAGGCCTAATGGATCTCGCCCACTATGGTGTTAAGCGCCGTTCCGGGCGCTATCCTTGGGGTTCTGGTCAGGACCCGCACCAACACTCTGGTGACCTGCTTTCCACCATCAAGGACCTCAAGGCAAAGGGTCTTTCTGAGACTGAGATCGCCAAGGGCCTTGGAATGACCACTACCCAGCTTCGAGCCCAGAAGTCCATCGCCAAGAACGAGAAGCGTAAGGCTGACGTTGCAATGGTGGCCCGGCTCAAGGAGAAGGGGATGTCTAACACGGCCATTGGTCGCCGTATGGGCATCAACGAGTCCTCCGTTCGAGCGCTTTTAGACCCAACCCTCAAAGAAAGGGCGGGGAGCACTGAGGCACTTGCCAAGGAGCTCAAGAAGCAGGTTGGTAAGGATGGTCTTCTTGACGTCGGACTCGGCGTTGAGGTCAACATGGGTGTCACAAGCACCAAGATGAAGACCGCCACCGCCATGCTTGAGGCCGAGGGTTATCACGTCCACAAGGTGAAGGTCCAGCAGCAGACGACTGGTAAGTTCACTGAAATGAAGGTCCTGGTGCCTCCGGGCATGGACTACAAGACGGTTCTGGCCAAGCGGGGCGAAATTAAAGCCCCCGGCGTCAATATTGAGGACCGGGGTCGTACCGTGTACGGTATCGAGAAGCCCACTGCAGTTTCCAGCAAGCGACTGAAGGTTCGCTATGGAAATGAGGGTGGTACCGATATGGACGGCGTTATTGAGGTTCGACGAGGAGTCAAAGACCTCTCCCTCGGTGGCTCAAACTATGCCCAGGTTCGTATCTCTGTTGATGGTACGCACTATCTCAAGGGTATGGCTATGTACTCGGATGACATTCCTAAGGGATATGATCTCCGGTTCAACACCAACAAGAACCCCACCGGCAATAAGCTTGACGCCCTCAAGAAGCAGACTGGTGATCCTTCGAACCCCTTTGGTTCGGTGATTCGCAAGCAGCTTCACTACACTGATGCCCACGGCAAGAAGAAGCTGTCGGCGATGAACATCGTCAACGACGAGGGTACTTGGGGTGATTGGTCGAAGACCTTGAGCTCCCAGTTCCTCTCGAAGCAGCCCGTCTCTCTTGCTAAGCAGCAGCTGCAGAAGGTTCGAGACAAGCGCCGTGCTGAGTTCGAAGAGATCATGGCTCTGACGAATCCCTCCGTCAAGAAGAAACTACTGCAGTCTTTCGCAGACTCAGTGGATTCTGACGCCGTGGATCTGAAGGCAGCAGCTCTTCCTCGACAGGCCAGCCAGGTCATCCTTCCAGTCCCCAAGATGAAGACCACGGAGGTTTACGCCCCCAACTTCAAACATGGGGAGAAGGTTGTTCTTGTTCGTCACCCTCATGGTGGACGATTCGAGATCCCAGAACTGACAGTCAACAATAAAAACCCCCATGCCAGAAAAGCCATAGGGACTAAGGTTAAGGATGCTATCGGTATCCACCCCAAGGTCGCTGAGCGTTTGTCTGGTGCGGACTTTGATGGTGACTCAGTTCTCTGCATTCCAAACAATAGCGGAAAGGTCAAGACCTCACCAGCTCTTAAGGGACTGAAGGACTTCGATCCCAAGGCTATATATCCGGCATACCCTGGTATGAAGCCCATGACTTCTAAGCAGAAGCAGATGAAGATGGGTGAGGTTTCGAACCTCATTACCGATATGACTATCGGTGGTGCAAACCAGGCTGAGATTGCCCGTGCTGTTCGACACTCCATGGTTGTGATTGATGCCGAGAAGCACAAGCTCAACTACAAGCAGTCCGAGATCGATAACGGTATTGCCGCCCTCAAGAAGAAATACCAGGGTAAGGCAAACGCCGGGGCTTCTACTCTAATCAGTCGTGCTTCTTCCGAGAAGCGTGTTGCTGAAAGAAAAGCCCGGTCCGCTTCAAAGGGTGGGCCTATCGATAAGCGGACAGGACGCAAGGTCTATGAAGAGACTGGGGCTACTTATGTGGACAAGCATGGTAAGACTGTGCTTCGTACAGAGAAGTCTACTAAGTTGGCCGAGACCCATGATGCATACTCCCTCGTTTCTAAGAACGGGAGTGCTATTGAAACGGTCTATGCCAATCACTCTAACGAACTGAAGGCTATGGCTAACGAAGCCCGTAAGGCTACGCTTGCTATCCCCTCTGTTCGAAAGAACCCCCAGGCTGCAAAGACCTATGCCCCTGAAGTTAAGTCCCTCAAGGCCAAAGTAAACGAGGCCCTCCGGAATAAACCCAGGGAAAGACAGGCTCAGGTCCTAGCTGACGCAGTCATTAGGGCTAAGAAGCAAGCTGATCCAACTCTTGCCAATGATAAAGAGCGTCTCCAGAAAGCCCGGCGCCAGGCTTTAGCCGAGGCCCGTCAAAGAACGGGGGCTGGTAAGAAGCCTTTCTCTATCACACCTCGAGAGTGGCAGGCTATCCAGGAAGGTGCTGTATCACAGGCTGCTCTCAACAAGGTTCTTGAACTTGCTGATGAATCAGTAGTAAGGGAACTGGCTACACCTAGGTCGCAGCCTAAGGTATCGTCTAGCATGGTGTCCAGAGCCAAGGCTATGAGTAGTAGAGGTAAGACTGCTGCTGAGATTGCTGAAGCTTTGGGAATCTCTACAACATCTGTTCACCGTGCTCTAGAGGAGGGCTGACCATACCATGGTACACACCCTCTCACAGGGCCTCTCTGAGGAGGTCTACTATGGCTAGGATGCTGTCCACAGTGGACAATCCTTACGATCCAAGAACTTCATGGGACGAATGGTTTGCTTTTGACACTGCCCACGGCTACGGTACCTGTGGCCTCCTGGCCAGGCTGTGCACATCAAGCGATTCGTTAAGTGAAGAACTTGAAATCGAAGAAATTGAAAATGCAATTGATCGAATTCTCAATCTTGATGGAACAAATTTCTATCAAACTTTCGAGATCGATGATTGAAAAATAAAAATTTCTTCGTCGACCCGGGGGAGGGGGGTCTCGCATTTAGGCCCCCCACCCTCATCGCCGCCCCCTCCATATTTTCCCCGGAGGGATATTTGGAAAGCCAATTGGGGACTAGGTTCTAGGGCCCACAGGAAGTTTCTCGTGTGCTCCTTTCTTCCTGCTGGTCTCGCTCACAACGGGCCCTAGAATCTAGCCCTCAATTGGCCCCAAACGCCCTCTATCTAAGGAGCAACTATGGGTAAAAGGGCCGCAACACCCTCTAAACCCGCTCGAACTGTGGAACAACGAGAGGCGCAGATGATCAATCTCGCGCTTGAGCTCGCTGAGAAGCAGCTTCGGGAGGGTACAGCACCGGCAACCACGGTGAACCACTACCTCAAGCTCGCCTCCACAAGAGAACAGCTGGAGGTAGAGAAGCTGAGGAATGAAACAGCACTCCTCGAGGCGAAGAAGACGGCGCTCGTCAGCGCTGAGCAAGCCGAGAAGATTGCCAAAGAAGCCATCGAAGCCTTCCGTACATACTCTGGAGCGGGAGATGTTACGAACGTATACTGAACTGGCGCGCCTCGAGACCTTTGAGGAGCGGTTTGACTACCTGGCTCTCACCGGGCAAGTCGGTACAGCCACGTTTGGCTTCGATCGTTACCTGAACCAACGATTCTACACATCTACGGAGTGGAAGAAGGTCAGGAACTTTGTTCTGGCTCGAGACGAAGCCTGTGACCTCGGGATCGAGGGACTTGACATCAGATACATGCCGCTAATCCACCACATGAATCCGATTCAGCCAAGAGATCTAGAGGAATTCAATCCAGACATCCTCGAGCCAGAGTTTCTCATTACCACAACCAAGAATACCCACAACGCGATACACTTCGGAGACCAATCGAGGTTGACACCAAGAGTTGTTGAGCGTCGACCGAATGATCAAGCTCCCTGGAGGATCTAATGGGAACCATTCTTGAAGACACAAAGAAGGCAATCGGCATCATGCCGGGATATGACGCCTTCGATGACCAGATCCTGATGCACATCAACACTGCGCGGATGGATCTCGCACAATTGGGGCCAAAATGCGACACCCCGATTGAGAAAGATACCGCTTGGACCGTCTTTGACGACATCAATGATGAAGCGGCAATCAAGTCTTACATCGCCATGAAGGTTAAACTGTTCTTCGACCCACCGGGGAACTCCTTCTTGGTATCGGCATACCAGAAGCTGATCGAGGAGGCAGCATGGCGACTGATCTACCAGACCGAGGGGAAGCAGAGGTAGAAGACCTCATCCACCACGGTGTAAAAGGCCAGAAATGGGGCGTCATCCGCAAGAAGGCTAGCGCTGGTCGGAAGGCCACCATCAAGGCTATCCAGAAGAGCGGGC